CTTTCTTGGCGGCGCGGAAAGGTGTCGGCCTGGGCAAGACCCATCGAGCCCTTGGTAATGCAGTGCGCGCCTTCGCTGCCAGCGGGTTTAGCCGAAAGACCGAAATGATCGGTCCCGATGGAAACATGGTTGAGCGCACCAAGGCCATGCCGTCTATCGACAACTTCGACTTCTCTGGGCCCAAGCCCAAGCACATGAGCGACGAGTATTGGAATAAGCTCCGTGTCCTCGCCGAAGTCGGTGCAGATCACAACGTGTTGGGGCGTTCCATTGCTCAGGACATGGTGGAGCTAGACGAAAGCCGGGGCTTCGCTGCGATGTTCAATCGCTACATGGCGTTCATGTTCCACAACTCGGAAAAGATGAACAAACAAGTTGCCCTCATGATGGCCTACGAGGTGGAGCTGGACGGCAACAAGAACCCATCCCAAGCTCAGATGGAGGAAGCTGCCCTCAAGGCTATCGAGTTCGTGGAGTACGCCAACGGCAGTGCAGCGCAGGCGGGGGCAGCGCCCTTCGCCCAGGACAAGTACGGTCGCATCATCTACATGTTCAAGCGCTACGGCGTCTCCATGCTGTACCTGCAGTTCAAGCTGTTCAACGACGCGTTTGCCGGAGCAAGCCCAGAAGTTAAGTCTCTTGCCCGCAGGCAGCTCTTAGGCGTATATGGCGCTGCATTTTTGATGTCCGGTGTTCTCGGTATGCCCATGATGGGCGTGCTTCGTATGGTCTACGAGGCGTTCGCAGAAGACGACGAGGACGACTTCGACGCCATGATGACGAAGAGCCTTGGCTCTCTCCCGGCGCGGGGCGCCCTCAACTACCTTCTCGGCGTGGACGTAGCCTCTCGGGTGCAGATGACTGACCTGCTGTTCCGCGAGCCACTGATCGAGAACGAGAGCTTCCTGTGGGAGATGGTCATGACCTTCGGTGGCCCCGCCGTGGGCATCGCTAACAACTTTGAGCGTGGCGTCGAGCAGATGCTGGAGGGCAACGTCGGTCGTGGCTTTGAGGCCATGGCTCCTGCAGCGGTGCGAAACATTGTGCGGGCGGGACGCTACTACGCGGAAGGGGCCCAGACGTTGCGTGGTGACCCCGTGCTAGATGATGTTGGGGCGACGCACATCGTCCTGCAGGCCCTTGGCTTCGCCCCCGCTGAGTACATCCGCCAGATGGAGATTAACCAGAACGCGAAGCGGATTGACCGGGCGGTCAGCGAAAAACGCTCCAAGCTGCACAAGAAGTATTACTTGGCCTTGCGTATGGGCGATTCGGGTGAAGTGCAAAACGTCCGCGACGACATTAACAAGTTCAACGCTCGCAACCCAGACTACCCGATCACGAAAGACTCGATTAAGCGGTCGTTGAAGTCTCACATCCGCACCTCGCAGCGGATGCACTATGGGGTTACCTACAGCCCCAAGCTACAGAACCGGCTCATCGAGAGCATGGACGACTACGAAGGAAGTGTTTCTATCTGGGATTAAGCCGCACGGGCCGCATTGATCGGGGGGATTGATGCAACAGTCACCGCGTACGAACAAAATTGGCCGGGTGGGTGAGTTCTTCGTAGCCTATGTGCTAGAGAGGCATGGCGTCGAGTGCCACCATGTAGACAGATTCGGCATGGACCTGTGGTGCAGGTTGCCGGACGGGCGTCTTGTCACCGTCGAGGTAAAGACATCTACAGGGGCTCGCGGTCGTGGGGCCCATCGTCCTGCTTACTTTTTCTCTACGAACAGCCGGAACGCTGACTGGTACGCTTTCGTTGCGCTGGACATTGAGCGGGTGCTGTTCGTCCCCATGAATGAAGTGACTGCGGTGACGCTGCGTGTCAAACCCCACGACTTCACGGCAGAGCGGTGCGTAGAGTCCGTAGAGCGCTTCTTGGGGAAAAAGACCCCCGCCGAAGCGGGGGCAAGAGAGGAGAACAACAGTCGGGAGAAGACTGTCTTGGATAAAGTATCATAGGGTTCGCCAGAAGCGAACCCCCCACTTGCCGTCCTCAATGCGCCGGCGGACCTCTACGGTAAACTTCTTCTCCTTAGCTACTTTCAATACTTGTTCTTTGCAATTTTCTGTGTCGATGCACGGGACAAAGAACGAGCTACCCACAGAGAACTGGTCCCAGTCAACGATCACCGTTACCCCGTCAGGGCAAAGGTCATACTTCTTCAGCGGCTTCGGACGGGCCATTGATCTCGTCTACGTCTCCTGCCAACGTCTTGCTGATAAAGGAAATCGCCGTGACCGGCGGCGTTATCGTGGACGTGCCCTTACCCATACGTATCTTCACCTTCTTGGCGCCAAGCTCCTTCTCCATGTCTTCGCATAGCTGACCGTAGTTGATCTGCTGGTCGATACACCACGCCCGGAAGTCCTTTGCCAAGAAATAGAAGCGGTGCGTATCCGTCTCGTAGCGAATGGTGAAGGACGTACGAGGGGTAGCCTCGGGCATGACAAGCTGGTCCAGTCCGTTGTCGTTCTCCTTCCCGCGCCGGTCCTCCGTGCTCTTGATGCGCAACGTGCCGTTCCATCGCTCTTGGATATACTCGGCGGCAATCTGAGAACAGGACCCCGTATCTGCGTCCACTGCGCCCATGTTCTGTTTGATGATCTTCACGCACCACTTGAACAGCGCAGCTATGTCATAGCTTACTAGGTCTAGCTTCTTCAGAAGGATGCCGCCGGCCAGTATCCGCGACACACCCTCGGACCAGTAACGGTTCTCCGCCGTGAGCCCTGCATGTAGGTCGAGCCGGGACTGAATGTCTAGGACGATCTTGTCCACCTCTGCTTTGTTCCGCAGGTAATACTGCACGATGAGGGGCCCGGCGTGCCCGTAGTGCTCAAAGACAGTCCGAGCAAATTGGTCCGTCAGAGGCTTATCGGCGGTCTTATCGAAGACTTGTTCTGCCCTGATCTCAAGGACCCGCTGGGCCTCCGCTTTCGGCATTGCCTTGGTGGCACTGATGCGCTCAATAATGCTGGTGTTGCCGGTCGAGATAGTGAGGAGTTTCCATTCGTTGCCTTGGTAGCGAAGCTCATTGCTGCTGCTCTGCATCCGCTTCTTCTGGCGCCCCCCGGTGCATTGATAGACAAGACTAGACATCTGCTTGCCGGGCGTATTCGTAAGCTCATCGAGGAACAACGGCAGGTTCTGGTTAAGCTCTCCCTGAAACATCTTAGAATTGGTGGTGTCCTCATCCAGCAGGACCTGTTTTTGCGGTTTCCCCCAGATCGACGCGGCAGCAAACATCGCCGTGGTCTTACCGAGCCCCGAACCCTTACTCCAAACGTGGGTCAGCATGGCGTTGACATTGGAGTTGTGCATGAGAAATGAGCCTGCCGACGCGCACATAACGTACTGATACAGCTCCTGCCCAGGCTGGTTCAAAAACTCCGCCATCTCTTTCCAACCTTCAAGAGTGCCCTTGGGTCGGTATATGTGCATCATGGCGCCGGTGTTGGTGGACGGGGCGTTATCAGCCACGCGGTCCGCGTAGTATTCCTTCTCTCCGATGACAAAAGACGTAGCGGTATCGTCCGTGAACCCGAACTGCCGCCGTGCGTTGTCTTGCCGAGCCGTCCTCCTAAGCTCTTGTACCCAAGTGTCCATGTATGCGAGCACCTCGTCCCCGTTGCGGAGTATGGTTATGCCTTCATCGGCTAATGCCTTCCTGAACTCATCCCGAGACACCAAGGTCCGTTGCGGGATCACGAACTCCCGAACCCCATCCATGTGGCAGTGAGCGCGCAGTAACAGGCAGTCCTTCAGCTCCGGGTCCCGTATGCGCCGCACAACGTAAAAGTCGTCCGGGTGAACCAGCTTTATGTCGTCGTCTTCCTCGTCCTCGCCCTTTACCTTCTTGTATACACCGCCGTTCACGCCTCGGAAGTACGGTGCCGGATAGGGCGGTATAACGTATATCTGCGGCTCCGCGTCCTCCGCTACCGGGGTGTCGGTAACGACTACCCCTTCGTTGTTCTCTGGCTCCTTGACCTTGCTGCCTAGGGTGATGGGGGATTTGATCTTCCCCCAGTTGGGGCAGTCTTGGCATACGCCGGGGTTGTACTCGTCAAACCGAGAGCACAGGTACGGCCCCTTGATGCGGTTGAACTTGTCCTCGGTCTCGCCGGGGTCATAGTCAGGATGGTTTTTGGAGATGACGTGGGCGGCTTTCAAGCCCTCCGTGGTGAAACGTGTTATGGACAGGCCAGCGCGCCACAGCGGCTCGTCCACTTGGTCTTGGTGCCGGATGATGTACGCCAGTTGTGCGCACCCTTCGCCGGCCTTGGTCTTGGCAATGATCTTCTTGAATGAGGATTCTTTGTTCCCCGCCAGCGCGTCCATGAGCGCCGTGTTCTGTAGGGCATCTACTTTCGGCGCCGGGGCAAACACCGTCAGCTTGGAGGCAAAATCATCTAGGTCAACAGGTGCAGGGAACTCCTTACCGAGAAGCGTGACGCGCTTCGGCTCCCCCTTGTAATGATGCGTCCCCGGTACCCGCAGTATCCGTGCAATGTCCGCCGTAACCGCAGGGTCGGCTTCCAGCTTCTTTGCTTCACAGGCCCGCTTCAAGCGCTCAGCTACACCTCGCCAGCGCTCCGCCGAAACCGCTTCGGTAAGGGCCCAGTACACATGCACACCGCGCCCCGAGCTGACGAGCTGAGGCTTCGGCAGGGTAAGTTGTTTGCAGAACTTCTGAAGGGCTTCGATGCCCTCCATCTGCGTGGCGTAGGGCTTACCCGGCCCGCAGTCTATGTCGAGAAACAACGCTCGCAACTCAAGGGCATTGTCCGCCGTACGCTTGTTCTCTGGCCCGTAGGTAGCCAGCGCAAAGAATGTGTCGTAGCCCTCTTCGTCTAACTCGTTTGCCCTGTCAATCGCTTCATCAATGGAGGTGTGGAAATCTTGCTTTATGCGCTCGTCTGTTTTCCGAGCAGCAAAGGTGCAGTAACGCCCATCTCCCCCCAGCACACGATGCAAAAATTGTCTTGTGTCCATATCCCACCCAGAAGTTAGAGACACCGCGACAGGGGCGCTGCAGCACCCTTTTCGGTTTTAGCCTAGTCGCGGCGTGGGGGACTACGCGTCGTCCCAAAGTGAATCAACGAGATCGCCGAGGTCTCCATCATCTTGCGGCGGAGGTGCGGCCCTCTTCTTGGTGGCCTTCTTCGGTTCCTCGACTGCTTCGTCTTCGACGGCCTCAGCCTCTTCAATGGCATTGGCGCGCCGCTTGGGAGCGGGCTTGGGTGCGTCTTCTTGCACCGTCACCTTTTGGACACCATCTGTCTGAGCGACGGTCATGGTGATGGCCCGCTTCGTGTCTGGATGCTCGCGCATCTCAACCACTTTTTCCAGCTCCTCTTGCTCCAGAGGCCGGACGGGCTTGAAGAATAACTTCGGCACCTCGCTGTTCTCGTCAAAATACATCTGCGTGACGATGGCTGCAGCCGGGGTGTTGTTGGCGCTAAGGAACTTGGCATAGGCCTGCATGGGCATCTTGCCGTCCTTGGTCTCGCCGAAGATAGACGTAGCCGGGAGCTGAAGCTGATAAATCTTGTCCAGATCACCGGGGAACGCCACAGCCAGACGCTGCGAGAACCGACACGCACGGCTGTTACCCATGCCCGAACCCTTCACGTTCTGGGGACACTCAAGGCAGCGAGGAGCCTGACGCTGATCCTCCGGCACATCAGGTGACGGTGCGTTCGTATCAGCAGACCAGCATTGCGGGGCGGTGGGGTTGTCGGCGGAGTATTGTCCCGCGTAGAAGGTACGGGCGATCCGTGCAGCATCTACAATGACAATCTCCATGGCGTCTTCTTTGCTGACCGCAAGCTGCTCACCGCCCAGCATCTGGCGAAACTTGCCACCACGTAGACTGATTCGGCGGGAACCACCTCCAGACTTACTGCCCCCACCAAGGTTCTCGTTCATAGCCTGCAACGACTTGAACAGGTCGCTGCTCACAAGGGCATTGCCCTTAAACATCCCTACTTCACTCATGGTGTTCTCCTCAAACGTCGTCGTCAGCGTCAAAGTCAAAGGACGGGATTTCATCCTCTAGCTCTTCCACCTCTTCTGGGTCATCAAACGGCAGCTCAAGCTGCACCGGTGCGCCCTCTTCCGGCTCTTCGGGTTCAACCCCGGCCAGCCGCTGGGCTTCCTGCAGGAAGTGCTCTTCCAGCTCCTTCAGTTTGAAACGATAGGTGCGTCCCACCTTGATGAACGTGCCTGGGGGCAGCAGCCCCTTCTTTCTGATCCACCCGTCAACGGTGGTAGAGGCAACGGCAAAGTGATCGGCAACCTCCTTCTTGGTGACATATTCAGAACTCATAATCAGCCCTTGTTTTTGCGAACGGAAACAGTGTATTCCGACTCTACGTTAAGCCCCGGTGGGACCATCTCTGGGTTTTCTTCCAAGAACTGTCTTACGTTCGACTGGTTCAGGCGCTTGTCAAAGAACTCGGGCAGATTGTTCTCCATGACGAACTTGTACATGGATTCCCAATCGCTGGTCCAATAACGGCGCTTCACCTGCCGGTAGAAGACACCCTCAGAAGTCTTCACGCTCTCGACGTTGTGCTCCTTGCAGTGATCCAGCAGGGCCTTCTTGATCCGATCCTGCTTCTCAAGCAGCTCGCCGTCTTGAGCCTTGTACTCTGCGGACAACTTCGACCGCATGTCGCGCAACTTGATGTACGCTTTGGTCAACTTCTCTAGCGGGATAGTGGTTTCCATAAGTATCTCCTCTCACGGAAAAGCCACAATATCCCCATTTCCCACGTTAGTCAAGTAATTCCTTGTATAAATCCACAATTTTTGTATGGACGTTGATTCGGTTATCTAACATCTTATAAACGTGTTTTTCCACAGAAGAGCCTTGTAGCTGTACAACCGTACACTTATGCTTCTGACCCGAGCGGTGTACCCGAGCATTGGCCTGCGCGTAGGTCTCCAAGGAACTCGTCGGTCCCCACCACACCACCGTATTGGCGGCTGTGAGCGTCACACCGTGCGCCGCTGCCTGCGGCTGGATGACAAGTACCCGAGGGTCTGGCTGCTCTTGAAACTGCTTGAACAGCGCTGTGCGCTTGCTGGCGGACACGTCGCCGGAGATAAAGTCCGCCGTGATCTTGTCCTTGCGGAGCCGCTGCACGAGTATCTCGATGGTGTGCTTGAAGGGTACGAAGATAAGAACTTTCTGGCTGGACTCGTCGATGACCTCGCGCAGCACCTTGTAGCGGTTGGAGATGTCGAACTCGATGGTCTCTTTGTCGTCGCTGTACACGGCGCCGCAACTGATCTGCATGAGCTTGTTCATCATGATGGCAGCGTTGGCTGCGGTGACCTCCTCCCCATCTGCATGGAGCATCATCTGGTCATGGAGCTGCTGGTAATACTTCTTCTGCTGAGCCGTGAGGGGCACCTCACGTTTGACGTACGTCATCTCCGGCAGGTCTAGGCATTCGTCCTTGGTGAAGCGGATGGCCGGGCGTAGGGCGTTGAATACCGTCTCCGTGGCGTCGTCCTTGGGCACCCACTTGAAGCGCGTAACCTGCCACATAACTTGTTGCTTGAAGGTGCCCATGAACCGGGGCACGGAGTTTGGGTTCAACATCTTTGCCAGCCCGTACGCATCTAGCGGAGACTGAGCGGCAGGCGTACCGGTCATCATCCACATCCAAGTGTCGGGTCCAAGCAAAGCGTTCATGACCTTCCAGCGCTTGGTCTGCGGGTTCTTGTAGTGCGTTGCCTCGTCAATGATGATGAGGTCAAACCCACCGTTCGCGATGGCGTCGGCAACGATCTCTACGCCGTCATAATTAATTATCACGAAGTCCGCATCACCTTCGATGATCTGTCGGCGTTTGTCTTTGGCCCCGTAGGCGATGTCTACCTTGCGGTGCATGGCAAAGCTAAACAGGTCCGCCCGCCACGCAGAGTCCATGATCGACAGGGGGCATACCACAAGGGCGCGCTTAACCTTGCCCTGCTTCATCAGAAAGTCCGCTGCCCATATCGCTGAAGCGGTCTTACCCGTGCCCTGCTCGTTGAAGCAAAAGGCGCGCCGGTGCATGGTCAGAAACGCAGCCGTGGTCTTCTGGTGCGCAAAGGGCGTGTACTGTCCCGGCCAGTCGTATTGCCCCTCAATGGGGGATGGCACCCGGATGTTTAGGTTTCGCAGTACATGCGCTTCATCTATCCCCCATTTGACCACGACCCTGTTCTCGTCGATGGCCTTGGACTTCGGGATGACAGTCGTGACCTTGCTAGGGTGCCGCAGGTTTAGCAGCACCGCTGCGTTCTTGATGATCTCCATAAGTTATTTCTTCTTCGGCCCTTTCTTCTTGTAGTTACGGCTCCGGTTCTTGCTAGAGTTCTCGATGCGGTAGCCGTCCTTGTTGGTGCCACCTTTGCTAAGGGGCTTGTTATGACTCACATCCTTGCCTTCACGCTTGTCGGCTTTACCGTTGTTGTTTTTGTCCACACCTTTCTTGTCGATAGCTCGCCGCGCTCGCTTGCGCTCCATGCGATCCTCATGCTCACCACGAGCCTTCTGCTGCTGGTACTCCTTCTTGTACGGCCTCGGCTTGTTAACGTAAGGCATCTCACTTTCCTCCGTTATGAGGACACTCCGTCACCACGCAGTGACGACGACACAGCCCGCTTGGATTAGCGTTCCACACATCTATCTCAAACGCCTTCTTCATGCGTTCGAAGTCACCCATCCACTTGGCCCACAGCTTAGGTTCTTGGCTACGGTCGTAGCTGTCCTTAACAGCTTTCCCTGCTACAGCGAACAGCAGCCCACCGCGCACCTTCTGCACCTCGGGGAAGTGCTTGAACACTGCCAGGGCCATCAGCTCCAACTGCCCGGTGTCGGCGTAGCGCGTGTTGCGCCCCGTCTTGTAGTCGATGACGTAGGCCGTGTCTCCGTCCAACACAATAAGGTCAGCGATGCCACGGAACCAAACGTTCTCGTCCTTAAACTTACAGGGCTGCAGGTCTTCCGTCAGCCCCAGCTCGTACTCGCACAGCTTGATTCCCGGCTTCGCACGTAGTGCATCCAGCATGGGCCGGGCGTATTCGAAGCGCCCTGGCAGCTCTTTGTTGTCACGAATGTACAGCTCACAAGCCTCGTAGAAGT